GGTTATTAACTTAAGCTAATATGGCTTACAGTAGACCACCTGTCCAACCTGGGCGTGGACTCAAAAGAAACCCAACACTACCAATTGAAAGTACTTCAGGTGTATTTGATTATGCATTAGATAGTGATATAGCAACTACTACTAGTCTTGGTATTGTTCAAATTGGTAGTGGACTATCTATTACACCACTAGGCATATTAAGCGCTACTGGCGCGGATAGTGGATGTTTTGTAGATGTAAAATTAACAACAACAAATTATACTGCTACAACAGATGATTGTTATATCGGTGCTACAAATAGTAGTGGTGATGATGATAATAAAATAACAATTACATTACCTTTAGGTAGTATTGGAAAATTATACTATATTAAAAATCAAGGTACTGGTAATATAAAAGTACAAGGTACAGGAGGACAGACCATAGACGGTAGTAGTTCTAAAACATTGGGAACGAACGGCTCATTTATTATTGTATTTGCAGGCAATCGTTGGAACATTTTATAAGGAAACAAAAATGTCATATCTATTTCCACTAGGCTCTACCCTTGAACAAGGTGTTGTAGAAGTTGGTTCAAATATTTCAGTTGATGTAAATGGTATTATATCTATACCTCAAAGTGTAGCAACTACTGCTGCAGTTACATTTGATACAATTAATGCTACTACAGCATTAAAATTAAATGGTAATACAGTAGTTACTAGTATTACGCCTACAGCTGGTAGCGGTATTAGCGTTACTGGTTTATCTACAGGTGGACCTGCACCTGCTTTTACAATTAATAATACTGGTGTTACTAGTTTAATTGCTGGCACTAATGTAACATTAAGTAGCACTACTGGTGCTGTCACTATTTCTGTTCAAGAACCTGGAATTGAAACAACTACTAGCACTGCAGTAGCATATACAGCATCGGCAAGTGATGGCTATATTGGTGTAACAGCTAATCCAACTGTAGTTACATTACCATTAGGTGTAACTGGTAAAGTTTATATCATTAAAAATGAAGGTACTGGAACTACAACAGTTACAGGCACAGGCACTGATAAAATAGACGGTAGTACTACTAAAGCATTAAGTGCTAATGCTAGTATTAGTGTTATATATCGTGCTGGCTGGCGTGTAATTTAATAACAAAAAAGCCCCGTATATTGCTATACGGGGCTTTTTTTATTTACGAAGTTTTAAAATATCGTGTACTAACAGTGCGCGTTGATTCATAATATGATCTCGGTGTTGACGGCTCCATGAAAAACCACCGTCACCTCCCCATAAATCCCAAGCAACACGTCCTTTTGATGGAAAACCTTCTTCGCCACTGTTAAAACCAGTTGCACGCTTATCAACCTCGTGGCGGCTAAAAAATGAAAACATTCTTAGTACCGTAGAAGCCGATAAGTTTTCACGGTTTTTTAGTTGATTGGCTCGTGCTAAACCCACTAGTGTACCGCCAGGTTTGCCTTCTTCGTGCCATTTAAGTGCGCGATTAGCTGCACTTGCCATACCCTCTGTGGGTTTATACATTTCTGCCATAATTTAATCTCTATAAGCTAAAATAATTTGTTTACACATTTTGGATCGAACAATATCTTCGTCTAAGAATCTTATTACTTCAATATCTGGAATTCGGTCTAAACGATTAATAGCATCTGACAATCCCGAATCAGGAATATCACTTTGGTCTACATCGCCTGAAATAATCATTTTGCAATTTTTACCAATACGTGATAACAACATTTTCATCTCTTCACGAGTAGCATTTTGCGCTTCGTCTAATAACACAATGCAATTATCAAACGTGGATCCTCGCATAAAACCTAGTGGTTTAGGCTCAATTGTTTTTGCTTTTAGTGCATATTCATAAAAACCTTTTCCAAGGCTACGAGTAAATACGTTATCAAAAGGTTCTAAATATGGAGCATACTTTTCTTCTAGTGTACCTGGTAAAAATCCTAGACCACGCCCTGTTTCTACATTAGGTCTAGTTAGAATTATTTTCTGAATACGTCTGTGAAATAATTCACCTGCAGCATATGTTGCTGCTACATACGTTTTACCTGTTCCTGCACTTCCTACACCAAATATAATTTGATTAGATTGAATTGCTCGTAAATACTCTGCTTGTATAAAATTTAGTGGTTTAACATCAGTAAATCCATATTCTACTGGGTTGCGATCTAGTTGAACTACATTATCACGTCTTGCTTTTTTACCGCTTGCCATAAACTTCCTTGTAAAGTTGGAAAAACAGGTCTGGGTATAACTCACAGACCTGCACATCTGCTAGTTATTTTTTCTTGACGTTTTCAACTTTAGTAGAGTCTAATTTTTTGTGTGTTTTAATGGTTTTACATTCTTGTTGTGTTTTACCAGGTTTGTTGTGACAAACTTTTTTGATTTCTGCAAACGCAGAGCCAAAAGCAAAAGCAAAAACAACAGCTAAAAAGATTTGTTTCATAAAGATCTTAAAGTAAAGGTTGTGGAGATTCAGGTGGGGCTGTTTTGCCATTATAACCTGTGCGAACTTGAGGCACAATGTCTTGTGCAGTTGTACCATTAAATCCATTTTGTGCAGGTGCAGTAGTTTGTGGTGGCGCCAAAGCAGCAGAATTTTGTGCTGGTTGAGGTGCGCTTGCGGTAACACCTGCCATCTTTTCTTGTCCACGTGACCAAGCAGTAATACCTAGTACAGCACCCATAGCCATGTGAAATAACCCACCGCCTTGAAGTGTCATTGGTTGCCATTGACGAAAAGCATCATTTACCGCTTGTGTTTCCCAAAATTGTACTACAGTAAACCCTATGGGAAATAAGATAAAATCACAAACGCATACACACATATACATAATGGCCATCATAGGACGCCATTTGCTGGTCATAAAATCTTCTGTTGGTTTTTGCTTGTGTTTGGTCATTTAGCAGCCTGCTTTTGCAATTGACGAAGTTTTTCTTCATGAATACTTATTGCTTCACGATTTGATTGAATTGAATCGCGATTCTTTTGAATTGCTTCTGTTAAATCTTGACGTAAACGTTCACGAGCTAATTCTGCACCAGTATTAGGAGCTTGTTTATTGTCACTAGTAACAACTAAACTTACTTTACTTTCTAATATGGTAACTTGATGTGCTAATGTGCCGACTGCACTTAGTAAATAACCAACACCTGCAATAATTAATGGTAACAATGCAAATAATAATTTCTCAATAAATGCACCTTTTGCGTTTTCTTCTATCATAATCCAATTTTTCCTAGTAGTAAATTAACAATCTTGTCAGATAAGTCATTGGGTAAAAATTTTAAAAAACCTAAAAAATAAAGTGCTACTAAACCGTAAACAACTATTTTTAAGGCTAAATCAAAAGTTTTTTGGTATTCGTTCATCTGCCACACCTATGAGTTGTTTGGCAAAACTCCACTAACTCATAAACGCCTATAAATAGCATAAATAAAACAAAAGCAAGAACACTAATTGCAATTACAATTTCTTGTTCTTTTTGTTCTTTTGCTTTTTGACGTTTGGCTTCAGCTTTTAATGCAGAAATCTCTTTGGCATCTGCTAGATCCATTTCGGCTTGACGTGCTTTAATTTTATTCCACACATCAATTTTGCCTGTTTGCATAAAAAGCATTTTAAGTTCTTCTTCAAATGCTCTGGCTTGTTCTAGTGCCATCTCAATTTGAAGTGCCGTGCCCATGTTTGAGCCTTTTTTGTCTTGCTTAGCTTGTAGCATGGCTTTGGTAGCCACACTTTTAGCATCAAACATTTTGCCAATCATAGTAGCTAAGCTTCCTAAATCATTGGCAACTTTTGAAGCTTTTTTGACCATTGAAATGGCCGATTGAATACCCGCTAGTGCGGTTACTGGATCTATCATACTAACCCCCTGTTAGCGTTTTTTACGCCACTCTAAACAAATTACTTTTCGACTATAAACATCCCCAGTCCAGGTCCAACGAACACACTCGTATTCAGGCTTAGGCGCTGCTATTACAAGTGATATGATAATATAAGCAAAAAACACTTAAACACCCAAAACGTGTAGGGCATGCTCATAGTGTTTTTTACGATCTTCTAAACCAATGGTTCCACCATTGATTCGTTTTGTTAATGTTACAATGTCGCCACGGTCGGCCCATTGATTTAAATTGTTTGTTTCCCAAAACCAGCAAGCTGATTGTGCAGCACCTTCAAAAGTTTCCATGTACTCTGAGGCATCTTCGGGTGTGATTTCAAGTGAATCAGCAAACCAAGTATAGTTATCACGACCAGTTACTTGTATTAATCCACGACCACAATACCGATATCCGTCTCCTGACGCTTCTGAACCATTGCCCATGCGGTTAGCATAAACACGATTAGCAATTGCTTCTGGTTTTTGTGCGTACTG